TTACCGATCACCGCCAGCTTGGGCGCCGGTATCATGTCCCGCGCCGGAGGCGTCGGAAACCCTGCCGACTGCAGCGTCGTCATGGAGCCGCACCCACTCAGCATCCAGCACGCACTCGCCAGCAGCGCTGCTGCCATCCTTTTGTTCCACATATCGAATCACCTGGTCATGGATCGTCCGATAGACGATCTGGGTTTGCTGTTCGCGCGCCGCGCCGCTGGCGTCAACCCTGGCCGTAACCGCAGCCTGATGCTGAACCAAGGTCGTTCGGGCCGCCGCCTGCCCAGCCACCGCCTTGCTATCCACTGCCTCGGCACGCCACCCGCGCACGACCCACCCGGCCGCGAAGGACAGGGCGAGCAGCACAGCGGCCGCGGCCGGTTTCACCCAGGCCGGAATGATCATTGCGCGGGGACCTCCGTGTTCGCAGCCGGTACTGCAGCGGCCGCGTCATTGATGCCTTGGGCGACCTCCTCCGCTGCAGCCGTGCCGACGGTAGACGCGATTTGCGCCACGGGCATGGCCGCATCGACAGTTACCGGCAATGCACTATCGGTTCGCTGGTAGGCCGTGGCGGCGTGGAAGATGCCAAGGCTGGCCAGCACGGATTCGAGCGCATAGACGAACTGTTCAGCCGGTGCCTTGCCGAGCAAAACCAGAACAAACCAAACCGCCATGATTACGACGGCGGACAAGAACTTCGCATCAAGCCGCTTTTGCATGGGCTACCTCGTCGGGTGTGAATACGAACCCGGCCACGCGCGGGAACGCTTGGAAAATCCACTCGGGGAACGACATCTCGTGGATGCCGTGATCGCGGTGGCGGTGGAACTTGCTGTGCAGGACAAGCATGTTTTCCATACTGTCGACAAAGGTTTCAGGCTGGGCCGGGTCGAATGCGCGCCAATCGAAACCGCGGGCCTCGGCCAGCTTGCAGAGCATCCAGACAAGCGAATGCTCGGCGGCGAACGTTTCGTCAGTCGGCTGATCGGTTTCCAGATCCAGCACCGGCAAAACCTTCAGTTCACCCAGGGCGATCGCCTTGACCTTGACCCAGTCCACGGCGCCGGAGAAGGCCCATTCACAGAACAGGTGGTGATACTCCGTACCGTCGGTGCGGCCGGAGATGGCGCACGGCAGCTTGGCGGCATGGCCGGCCTTCTTGGTCGCGATGAAGCTGCGCGACTCGGCGCGCGGCGGGTGATCGGGGTAAAAGACATCCTCGGTCAGTTGATCGCGATGCTCGTGCTCATGATCAGGCGCGTTCATGCGTCCTCCAAATGCAAACACCCGCCGTAGCGGGTATGTTTTGCACATAATTTGATGTGGTCAGGCGACATGCGCGATGGGAACGGCCAATGCACGCCGGTACAGCATGGCCCGATCAGCGTAGCCAATAGCATCCCCCACCGGCGCGGTCTTGTGCCCACGGTTGATTTCATCGCAAACGCCATCGAAATCGCCCGCATCTGCCAAAGTATTGCAGCCGTGAGTGGAGAAGAATTGGGCAGCAGACATAGCCGCATGCTCCGGAATGGACAGCAACTCGGGATGATTCAGCAAGTCGAGCCCAAGGGCCTGCCCGGCGGCAAGATGGTTGTCATAGCCGGTAGTCTGAATCCACCCATGCCCGCGCCACCATCGCCCGGGCGTAGAGCCATGGAATCGTGCAATGCGCACAGCCTCCGGTCTGGTGTTACCAAGGTCGACGCGAGCATCGTAATGCTGCTGCAGCGCAGTCGGCCCCCATATCTCCGCTGCGTAAACAAGTCCACCAGACTCATGTCCGACATTGGCCAGCCATGCCGCAAGCCGCCGGGCGGTGTTGATCTGGAATTTATCGGCCGCCGCAGATAGCGCCGCCTGGTACTTCACTGCGGCCGCCGGCGTGCAGCCGGTACCCGCGGCAATAAGGTTCGTACCGATCATCAGTGCCCTTTCGTCGCGCCATACGCTGCCAGCCCGATAAAGCAGATGATCAACGCGCGCCACACCAGCGACAGCACGCCGCCACCGACCGCATTCCTCAGCCGGTCAAACGCCCGGTCCAGCACCGCGTCAACGTCTGCGTCGGTCAGCGTCCGCTCGCTTTCGCTCCCTTCTTCGCCCATATCGCCTCCTTGCGGGCATGAAAAAACCGCCCGAAGGCGGTTATGGTTTGCAACTACCGGCGCTTACGCGGCGGTCAGAATGGTGTTTCCTGCGGCGACCCAAGCGACGACATCTGGCCGAGTTGCAATGCACGACTCTATTGTGTCATCGGGGTAGGTGCGCATTACGACGACTTGTGTCGAGTCCGTGTATTTCCATGCGGTCGGAGTGCCGTCCATCATAGTTGTGCTCCCGTCAGAATGATCGAACCCGTCGATGACGAGTCAAAGTAAATGTCTCCGCCTGCGCCTGATGCCGCCCCGGATGCAATGGTGGCAGCCAGCCGTGACGCATCTTTGCTTGCGATGTTGAACACCACGGATGAAGGGGTTCCGCCCGCTGTTCCCGTTGTGTATTTCAGGTCGGCTATCCCAGAAATAACCACCCCGGCCGGCGGCACCCGCATGGACACGCGGTGGTTTATCGTAAAAACAAAACTCGTCGCGGATGGAAGAAAGCCCGTGCCGATATGTGCATAGCCGCCGCTGGCATTCTGAATCGCGTAGAGATATCGCTGACACCGCGCCAATTCAGCATCTGGAGTCGGCCGCTCGAATGCGGTGCAAACGGGCCCCAGCTCCAGTTGGCCACCGGTGATCTTGAACGTTGCACCTGCCGTTGCAAGCAGCGTCGCTCCGGCCGTGCCTGCTGTAGCGCCGTAGTAGTTTGCCGATGCCCACGCCCCAGCCGGGCCACGAAACGATGCCCCACTACCGAGGTCGAAACAAAGCGTGAGTCCTCCAGAGGAACCGGTCAGGGTCCACGCCCCACCCGTATCACCAGGGATATTCGGAATGGTGATTTTCGTATCGGTATTTGCCGTCGGGATAGTGAAGGTGAACGGGTACGACCGCGTGCCAGCGTAGTTCTGTAGCGAACCGGAAAACGTTCCCGCGACACTCGAGTTCACGACAAACTGCAGGCTGACGGGCTGCGCGTTTGCCGTTCCCCACATGGCAGCAGCTAGGCTCTGCGCCTCGATCGACTGTGCGAGCACGAACGCATCGGCTGCCAGCGCAGAATAGGCCGCTGCGACTGTGATCTGCTCATAGAAATCGAAGCCAAGCGCCGTCGGGCCGGACACCTGCTGCGCGCTGAGCTTCGATGCCTGAGTGAACCAGCAATGCCACTGGTCAATCGTCCATGTGTTCGTGGATGCCGCGGGCGTAACTGACGATGTGCCATACTGCTGCGCCACACGCATCGCACCATTCACCAGCAAGTTGCGGAACGAAAGCGGCGCGGCCTGGAACTGTCCTAACGGCATGGCGTGCTGGCTCTGCGTAGCGCTTGGAACCTGCACGGCACCGCCGGTCTGTTCAATCAGAACCCACGATGTGATGTCTGCCCGCCAGATAAACCCACATCGGCCGTTGGGGACGATTTCCCCCCCCTGCAGAGCCACATGCGCGCCGCCAACAACCGGATAGGCAGGGATCACCCCCGGATTCGGCGTAAAGGTCGTTGCTCCCGGGTTGGCATACTTGGTTTTTACCCAGCACTCCATGTTGTCCACGAGGGCCGTAACCGGGATCGGGTACGTAGCCTGGATCACCCCGGCCGTCCCGATGTCGGTGCCGAAGCTCAGGTTGCCCGACTGGATCGACTGCAGGAGGCCGGTGGTCAGCAAAGGCGCAGCGCTGTAAGCCGCGATATTCGCCGCCAGAATCTGGGTCTGCCCGTAAGCCACGGTGACAACGCAAAGGCCGACATAGCCCGAATCCGGCGACGGCGTCGACTGGGTGCCGGTAGTAGCTGATACGCCGGCTTTAGCCTGCAGTACGACTGCGCCTTTACGCGATGTGTTCTGGGTCAGGCCGTTGTTGCCGAGTCCACTGTAGGGATAGCTCGGCGTCGTGGTGTTGTAATACGGCAGCAAAACCGGCGCCGAGTCGGTGTCCTGATAGCTCGCTTCGATCAGGTAGTTGATCGACTGCCCGGTAGTGCCAGGAGCGGCCAGAGTCAGTAACGTGGCGTCGAGGGCGATGCCCTGTTTAACGATTTGGTGCGCAGTATCGGCGGCCAGAGACGAGAAAGCCGTCCCGTCGACGTTCTGCAGGCTGTAAATCTCGCCAGCCGCAACGGAGACCTGCAGGGTGGCCGGCGCCGTCGGCGACACGGCAAACCCGTTGGCCACGGTAGAGGTGCCAAACACGGCTCCGGACAACTTGGCGAGCGCGATCATGACGTCTTTGGTGATCTGCAGCAGCGTGGTTTCCGGCAGCACCTGCCCCGGGTAGACGATCTGTCTGTCCATGGTTTCCCCAATTGAAAAAGCCCGCACGCGGCGGGCTTGGAGTGAGTTTCGGAAACGGTTTAATTCGAGATGCGGAGCCAGATGGCGGTAGCCGCTGGCCGAACGGATTCGATTGCAGCGATGATGTCTGCATCCGAAACGGCGGGCGACATCGCCGAGGAATCGATCATGCCGGCGCTGCCAAGCCCAAACGAATACGTCGCAAGACCGGGCCAGCCGCTGGCACCGACCCCGGTCTGCCTGTATGCCGTAACAAAGGCTTGGTATGGCGTAGAGATGGATCCCACCGCCCCGCCAACGCCCAGGCCGATGGAGATGCCAAGGCCGCCGACGTCCGCCGGCCTGGCCGGTTCGATAATCAGCGGCGCTCGCCCGGTCAGATCAAACAGCACCTGCTGGATGGCATACCGTGTCCCCCGCTCCCGAATCAGGTTCGACTGAATCCGGGCTCTATAGCTGGCATCCGTCTGGTTTGATGTGCGCGGCAAGCCAGTGCCGAAGAAATCCAGCGACACCATGTCGAGCCAACCGCCGCTCGCCGTGGCGATCCGGGTTTGCGCCTTGGCGAACTGATACAGGCTATAGGCCCATGCCAGAGCCTCCGCCATCCCGGCCAGCATGCCCGTCAGGATGGGGCTGCTGTCGGCAAACCAGGTCGGCGGCAAGAGAGCGCGCAGTCTGGAAAGCATGTCGCTTTGGTCGCCTGTCGCCATTTATGCCACCGATAGGGTTGAGATTTTGATGACCTGCTTTGCCGTCGCCGCCAAGTCAGCCGTGCCACCATTGAGCGTGACTCCGGTCACGTTGGTGACATAGGACGAGGCGTCATAGGCAATCTGGGCAATCTTGGAATACGGCAGCAACTGACCGAGTGACAAGGTGCTGATGTAGTTCTGTAGGGCAGCCTGCACCAGCGCGACGACGGTGGCACGGGTAGCCGTCGAGTCGATCGTCAGTGTCATGGCTATCGCCGCCGGAACGACCGTTGGAGCGAACACGCCGAACCGCGAGCAAAACGGGCGGGCCAAGTCGATAGCACTGGAAGCGGAGGCAAGGAACGTACTGGATGGCGTGCCGCTTCCATCGTCCACCACGGCATAGAAATAGCCGTAGAGCGTGTTTCCGCTGTAGTCCTGATTCTCGACCAGCTTGTAGACGGTCCCTTGCTGCATCGAGGCGATGGCATAGCCGATCGCGGCCAGCGTCCCCTTGGACAAGGACGAGATCCACAAAACAAACCGAGAGCGGAAGGTCGAGTCGATCTCGGCGTCTTCGCCATTAGCAAAAGCCGCGACATTGGTCACGGTCGCAATGCCAGCGATACCGCCGACGATGGTTTGAACTTCACCCGCCGTGGCGTTTCCGGCCGTCCCGGCCGTGCTGGCCAACACAGGAACGGTCACGCTTGAGGTTCCTATTGGCAGAATGTAGCCAGCCAGTGATGCGCTGTAAGCCGCGTTGGTCGTGTCAACGACCACGACGTACTGCTGCGTTCCGTCAGTCGTTGCCACAATCGACCCGACAGGAACAAGCCCTTGCGTCGTCGCCGTAAAGCGGGCAAACGTACACTGGCCTGTTGCCTGAACGGCAGACAGGCGCGTAAAGCCGAAATCCCCCATCCAGCTGTCGAGGTCGGAACCGGAGCAGGTCGCCGCCCGGGTCGTTACCAGCAGCGTGACGATCAGTTGCTGGATCCACTGCACGACGCCGCCCGTCGATTCGGCTACAGCCAAAAGCAGGCTGCCGATGGTCAGGTCGACCAGGCCAGCTGCAGACGCCTGAATAGCCGCCACCTGGTCGGCGACCAGTGATGCGAACGATTTGATATTGAGAGTGGCCATATTCAGTCCGGAGTAACGTCAAACGACAAGGCGGCCGTCTCACCGGTGCCAGAGTCGGTGTACTGGATAAAAACCGAGGCACCGCCTTCGATAACCTTGACGTCGACAGTGGGCTCGGGGTCAGCCGCTACACACGATTCCAGCAGCATCTGCCCGAGAATCAGCGCCTTCCATTCCTTCACATTGACGATGTCGCCCACCTTTCGACCGAGGCCTGCGCCATAGTCGGGATGGAAGATATAATCGCCGGGATTGGTCATCAGCCTTCGCAAGACGCGCTGTTTGCCGCGCTCCAGGCCCGTGACGGGCTTTAAGTCACCCGAAGGTGACTTCGATAGATCGCTGCCCACGTAGTGGTAAAGGTCGATCACGTCAGCCTCCTTTCACGGTGCTGGTCATGTGCTTGTCGGTCATCTGCTGGGCTGGTGCATTCGTCTGCTGCCCGGCACCATTGCTGAGGTGTGTGTGCCCGTTGAACAGCGCCTGAAACAGCGAGGTCACAAAGGACAGCAGAGACTGACCGGAGGCGCCAATACTTATCGATGGCGCGGTGATAGATGCCGCACCTTGCGCAGAGACCGCCACGGTCTGTGCGCTGACGTTTGCGTTGCCCGTTGCCGTGATGTTGATAGTCGGCCCAGCCACGTCGACTTCGGCGGCACCGTTGATGTTAGCCTTGCCGTCGTTGGTCAGCTTGATATAAGAGCCTGTCTGATGGACCAACCAAGCCTCGCCAGACGGCGGCCCCGGACAGATGTCCTCATCGTTGAAGTACTGGCCACCGGCCATGCCCGCATCGATCCGGCCGGAGTCGAAGTTGATCTCGACCTCTGCCCCGATCATCGGGCCAAGGGCCAGCCCCCACCCGTTGCCAGCCCACGGCGTCGCAAGCGGAATCCATCCCGTCTCCTCCATCGTCGGCTGCAGAGCGACCTTGATGCTGTAGGCAATCGGGTCGTAGTCGGCGATAAGCCCAACGCGGGTACCGCTGAAACCGGCCTGCGCCTGGCTGGCATGCAAGCGCATGGCGTTCATGAACTGCCTCATCCCGATACCTCCATGGCAGGCGAGTGGTTCTTGGCAGTGAAAGTCATGGAATAGCCTCCGTCGAAGCTCATTGACCGCTTGATCGAGTCGCAGAAATACAGCTGGTCAAATACAGTTCCGGTGCCCTCGATGCGGACCATGGTCCGCGACGACAGCAGGTTATCGCCGGCGGTTGAACCCGACACCTTCATTTCGTGCGCGACGATTTTCTTGTAGGTGGCCTCGGCCAGCTTGGTGGCCTGCTCCTGCGTCAACCCGTTGCGAATGATCCGATAGACCTGAGACTTGGCGGTCGATCCACCAACGGCGGTACCCTTGGCCGACGTCTTGGGGTAGGAAGCCACGATCTGCTTTTGCCGCTTGCGCATCATCTGCCATGAGTGCACCTCGACAATGACCCCCTTGGTGATGGTCAAGGCCCGCTCAAACAGCAGGTCATCGGAAACATTGGCTTGCGGATATGGGAGCGCTCCAGGCGGCTGCCAGCGGATGACGTACTGGTCAGACTTTGCCGCATCGGTGATAGCCGGTACGAAGTGCAGTGTTGTGCCATCCACATACACCTGATAGTTCTCGTAGGCCGCCAGATAGGTCAGCAGATCCCACTCCGTTTGCTCTCCCTGCAGATGGGTTGTGTCGATCTGAGAGAACGTGCCGAACAGTCCCTTTGTTGGTTTCACTACGGCGCTTAGCCCGTGCCTTGCGGCAAGCGTTGTCGCAATCTGGCTCGAAGTGAGATTCTTGAACGAGTCGCCAAGTACCTTGCTCTCGATGAATCGCGCAGTGTAATCGCGGCCGACTGCAGTTACCTCAAATCGGGCCGGGTGAAACTGCCAGGAATCCACGTCGCCGAGGATCAGCCGTTTATCGTCCGGCCCATCAGCGGTTACGATGGTGGCGTAGAGCTCAACAGTGATTTTTGTCTGAGTACTCCACCAGGCCAAGCCGTATCCGGCCGGCAGCCCTGAGGTGGCAAAGGTCACCGAGAAGGTGTCCGCCGAGTTGAATGCGTTCTCGTCCACATCGAACGAGACAAACGGCATTTCGACATCCCCCAAAAGACAGCGCCCGGTGATTTGCCGGGCGCTGGATGCTGCAAGCGGGTTGTTCAGGTCCATGCTATGAACTCGGGTTTGATGGAATGATGATTGTGTTTATGCCGGTAAGCCATGGATCGGTTCTATTGTTGGCCATGGCAATTCCAGGCCACAATGACTGGTCGAGATAGGCCTTTGCGGCCACTGCACACAAGTTTCCGCCCGTCTGCGTCACCGAGCTCACGCCATCCGCGGTCTGCCCGGCCTGCACGTTCTTGTTCAGACGCCCCAACACGTTCTGCATCTGATACAGGGCACTCGTTTGCGTAAGGGCCGTGGCCTGCGACAGCGTGCGGCTGACGGCGAGTGAGACGGGATTGCCGGGCACCAGGCCGCCAAGGGTGGTGATCTCCCCCAACGACGATTCCAGGCTGGTGATCGTGGTCGAAACCAGCTGCTGCGCTGCGACAATGGGCTTGACAATGCTCTGCACCGCATCGACGGTCGCGTGCGCAATGTCCCGTACCTGCGATACGGCGGACTGGACGGCCGTCACGGCGTCGGTGACCGATGACACATTGATGGTATTCGACAGGTTCATCGCCTTACCAACATCACTGTTTATGAGAGCGTCGAGAGCGCCTGACAGGGTATTCGCTCTTTTGGGCGCATCATTCCGGGCTCTGACCAACAGTTCGATCGTGTACGGGCGCCGATACGCCCATTCGTAGGTCGGGACGAACGAAGAGATCAGCACGTCGAATGAGTATTCGTCGAGCGTCAGCGGCAGGACCTCGCCCGCATCCCGCATCTGCTCGAGTGTTCGGACGCGCGCTGCCGTGTTCTTCCCGCTGATGATCCCCGACCAGGTGATCGGGTCGTAATCGACCCCCATGACATCGATGACGCGGCGGCCACCGACCAGTTTGTGCACGGTGGTCTGCTGCTTGGCGCCAAGGGCGATCCGCTCCGGTATCTCGAAATCCAGAAACTCGAAGGTTCCGAGTATCAGGCGAGTCGCCGCCGGATTCATGCCCCGGGCGAAGTTAAGCATGGAACTCAAAACGGTCATGCTCAGCCTCCTCCAAATACACCGCTATACATGCCAGGGAAAATATGGTTCATGGCCGGGTCAACGGAAGAACCGCCGGTCGGCGCGCGCGAGGCGAATTGCGCCTGGTACTTCGTAACCACCTCGGCGACCTTCTTGCCGTCGACTGGAACGCTGACATGGAAGTGAAAGACCGGCTGTACCTTGGGCGGGACGGGAGCAGTGGAGTGGGAGGCTGCCGGCTTATCGCCAATAGAGAAAAATCCCTTCACCTTCCCGATCAGCCATGCCCATTGTTCAAAGAACCAACCGACGAATCCTTTTATAACCCCGTACCCGGCAGAAAATGCTGCAGATATGCCACTCCACAAGGCACCGACCCCATCCGAGATGAAGCCGAACACGGCCTTGGTTCCCTTCCATACGGCCCCCCAATTCCGCCACAGGTAAATTCCAAGAGTCACGGCCATGACGACCCAACCAACGACAGGAATAGCGCGCAAGCCTGTTAATAGAACCTTCCCAATGAGTGCCGTCCAGGACAGAATTGCACTTGCGATCCTTCCTCCTTTCAGTACGTCATATAGCAGGAGGAACCCATTGCCAGCCCCCCATACCATGTTGATCAGGCCTCCAGTCGCCAGAGACGCAGAGAGGCCGACAAGCGCGAATGTAAAATTTCTTATTAGATCAGGATGCTTCCCCAGCTCCACAGCCAATTCAGTCATCCTCCCAACCAGCGGTGTAATCATTGGCAAGAGATCATTCCCAATAGAAAGACAAAGGCCATCTATGGCCTTATCAAACTGCAGGATCGCCATCTGTGGAGAGTTAGCGTTGTCCTTATTCGTCGCTCCAATGCCATGCGCTACGCCGAATGCGCCTTCGGAGCTCTTAAGCTTTGGCATCTGCCTCATCATCAGGTCATAAAATTTTGCACCATTACTACCGAACAGCATCATGTTTTCACGAGAGATGTCGGATTGCTGCGTGATTCCGTGCGCCTTATATACAGCCAGCATTTTTTCTGCAAACGCGACGGGGTCTGAGTTCATCAAGCCGGAATATTCACCCTTGAGTGGGTTCCCTTTGAGCTTTTGTATGCCGCCCATCGAGTTGAACACAACTTCCTTCTTGTCCCAGATTCCGAGCCTCATCGCTTCGCCCACTAGCTGGTTTGGTGGTTTGATATGACCCTGCATGCGAGCATAGGCCGTGCGCAGCCCCATGCCCATCGTGCTTTCCTTCAGCTCGCCCATGATCGGCTCGAGCCCTGCGAATAGGGCTTTGTCAGTGTAATTTGCCACCGCCGCGCCACCGGAACTACGGAATCGACCGATCTGCTCCGGTGTGATCATTTTCCCAGTCGCTTGGACGGACTTAAATGCTGAGTCAACAATCGCGGCAGCACGCCGTGGATCGTGCACCCCCCCCATCTGATCAACGAGCCGGTTGAGCGCCATCATCCCGCTCTCAGCGGTTGCCCGCTTGTCGCCATCGAGCGTCTGAACTGCAGTCTGGTATGCCCCCAGGATTGGAGTCATGGTCTTTGCCGCCTCGAGTGCCTTCGGGCCAGCCATGCCTGATTCGCGGAATGCGCCCTGCGTTTCCACGAACAACTTCATCCGATCCATCACTGATGTCCCGATGATCTGCGTCGCCTGCACGAACTTTTGAGCATCCTGAATCTGCGCGTCGCCAAGCCCCATTTGCTTGAGCTTGGAAAGCTCGCGCTGATACTCGATCGCTTTCTCGACTGGCGTCTTGAACATGGTTGCGATAGCCTTCCCACCGGCAAACATGCTGTTCCCTAGCTCCAGCCGCTTCCCGATGGAGCCAAGCCTGTTCTCCAGCTCCTTCGCATCCATGTGTGTCGACTGCAGATTCTTCGACAGCGACAGCAGCCCGGCGCCGACGTTGCTCACGAGCGATAGTTTTACCGCGACGGAATAGGCGTCGAATGCCATAATGATTTTCCTTTATTGGTTTTGACTCACCTGGCAAAACAACATCGCGTCATCCAGTGGAACGGCGATCAGATCGAGGACGTTCCTTTAGAAAAAAGTCCTCGTCAGTGGAAGGGAATACACGTCAGTTCCGCCCCCGAGAAGGCTGTAACCAAACTCGGGCTGCAGGATGGGCTGTTGCTTTTCACGATATCGTCAGTCGTTCTTGTCTTTGCTGGGGGCGCATTGATCGCTCTGACCGCATTAATCTGCTCCTTGATATTCGGCTGATCTACTTTCCCTCGTAACCGGGCGAAGAATGGATTTGTTCGCCGCCAATCATCCCCGATACGGCGGCATGACCAATTGTTCGGATGATGAATTCCTTGCCTCGGAATGCCGCAGGTCCAAGAACGGGCTGCGCCGGCATTTTTGATGTCCCGAGTTCGTGGTAAATCAGCTTTTTTCCCGCATCATCGTCTTTCACCCCGATTGCCGCTTCAAACCCGGAAACCTCATGCGTAATGGCCTCGCGCATTTCTCCTGATGCCAGCAATGGCGCATCGACCGGGTATCCATGGGCCGCCTTCTGCTGTTCCGGGGAGTCGGCAAGCTCTGCCCAAGCTGGAAATGGGCCGACGCTGCTCTGGTAATGGCCGATTTCGTCCTTGGCCAGCCCTTCGATGTGAACAGCGCACTTCTCCAGGCCATTCTCAAGGACTACCGGCTCACGGGCCGCAGCCTTTGCAAAATGGAAAGCGAGCGCGGCCATGTCGTTAAACTCCATCCTTCCGCTCCTTGAAAGTCATGGTGTTCCAGTCGAATTCTCCCCCTTCGAACTCGGAAAACGTGATTGACATGGCATTGCGCTCGTGGGGCAAAAGCGTGTCACACTCAAACACCCGGTCGAAAGGAACCCCGTTCCTCAGTAGCCAGCACCGACTACGGAAATCAGGGTTCCCGACTAGTTTTTTGCGGCCGCCTGCTCTGCCGATATCACGGCCTTTTCCATTTCAGCCTTGGCAGCTTCGAATTTGGCGACGAGATGCGTATTGATCGCGGCCATGCCATCGGCGCCAAGCTGGGAGAGCATCGCATCGATCTGTTTGACGTTTCCAGGCAACCCGAAGAAGTCGTCATCGATATGGGCAACCATCGCGGCGGGCAGCGCAAAGCCGTTCATATAGACCTGATTCGCGGCGTTCTCGCCGCCAACCGCCATCACCAGCCGGCTCTGCTGCAGCGGATCGAGCTCGCGCAACTTGATGATGCGCCCGCGCGCATCGGGCTCCAGTGTGGTCAGTACGGGGCCGCGCTGCACCGGCTTGGTTGCTGCAACCTCTTCGGTTTCTTCGTGTACGGTAACTTTTGCCATTTCGTTTTCCTCTCGTCATGAGCCGTCTGGGTGGCGCGGCGGGCCGGCGACGAACCCGGCCACGGTGCCCCGCTTGCCGCGCCAAAGGGTTTAGCTAACCTTGATGCGGCGTGCCGCCGTGAAGGTCATTTGCATCGGCACCGTCTTGTCGCCCTGCTTTTTGCCGGCATCGACCAGCGTCAATACGACGCGCTGATAGCGCCAGGTGGTCGTACTGCCGTCAGGCTCGGCAATGGTTTCGGTAATGGTGGCCGGCGACGTCGATTTGCCGCCGTAAAAATCGGATTCAACCTGTGCCCACCAGTCATCGACGGTGGAGTCGGTTCGTTCCAGATCGATCGTTCCCTGCCAGCCCTTGAGGAACAACAATTCGTCGGTTTCTCCGCTAAGAGCGGTCACTGCCGTGCTGCTGACCTTTGGTTTCGAATCGAAGGACGTGATCTTGTCGAGCCGGATCGCGCCGTACGGGCCAAGAATGTCTATCGCAACGTCGAGGCCAATGGAATACCCACCTTGAGGCATATTTCACACTCCAAAAATGCAAACGCCCCTCCTGAGAGGGGCCGTTTTTCATGGGTTATCGGGGATTAGCCGAGACGGTAATCGTTACGCTGCCGCCGGCTTCCAGGTTGATCAGGAAGTAGCGAACGACGTTGAGATACTTGACCTGCACATCGGCCTGCAGGTAGCCAAGGGCGACGCGGCTGTCCGGGTTATTGGTCTTGTCGATTTGCACCGAGAAGCACTTACCGCCGTTCGGGTCGCCGATCATCCCCTGATCTTCCAGGGTCGACAGGAAAGCCTCGATCGTGCTCTTCGACTCGCGCCGCAGGTCGGTGGTCTGGTTTTCACCCACCACATAGCCGAACGATGCCGCCAGCGTCAGCGACAGGAAGTTCGTCATCCGGGTGTAGGTGTCGCCGTTCTGCGTCGACGAGCTCGAGCAGTTCAACCCAGAGCGATGCCCGAAGTAACTGCCGCCCGGGCACGGGTTCGTGATGACATCCAGCCTGGCGGTATTGATCGCGCCAATCTCGGAAAGGCTGTACGGCTGGTTCGCAAGCTGGCGCTGGGTGCCGACAGCATTGATCAGCTTTTTGTTCAGCGGGCTGATGTGCGGGGACAGCGCTGCGATCTCGGCCGCCGAGAACGTTGCCGGGGCCAGCATGCGATTTTGACCATTGACAGTGTCGTACCAATACACCCAGTCACCCACGAGCACCTTGAGGCCGTAGCCGTCCGCGCCGACGGTATTGAGGCTGGTCGATACGGTCGAGTAAGAGGCGCCCGCCGGCCCCTGAGTGATGACGTAAGCGCCCTCGCTGAGCCCGTAGGCCAGCATGCCGGCCCACTGCGTCGAATCCGTCAAGTCGATCAGGTTGACGACCTGGGCATTCGTGCCTCGCAGCGCGTACATGCCCTTGCGAGTGGCGCCATAGCCGTCCTGGCCAACAAGCAATGCATCGGTCAGGGTAGTCGTGCCATCGGTGCCGCCGGTGAAGGCGTACGTGGTCGATGCGTTCGGCGTGCCCGACGAAGTGCCGATGGAAGCGACCACCAACTGCGAGGGGCCGCGGATGCCGCTTTGCCCGTTGTTCACTGCACTGACCAGCGATGCCCAGAAGGCCGCACCGGTACCGGTCAGGTTATCGAATACTTCCGGCGTCTGCCCGGCGAGAATCACCGTCAACTTGAAGCTGCCGACAGCCGTCCCTGCAGAGATGAAGGCCGACAGGTTGTTGCCGATGGTGCCGGTATAGAAACCCGTCAGCGATGCGCCGGTTACCGGCGTACTGGCGGTGTCCTTCAAAGCGGTCGAGGCCGCCGTATCGGTGCCGTCTGTTATGCGCACAGCGCGAATGTTCGTTGCACCCAGCTGGATCGAAACGGCAACGTGCGTGGCCAAATCATACTTGCGCACCTGCTGGTTGCCGAGGTAGCGCTGCATGTCGGCCGTACCGCCGATCAGGTACGGGCTGTTTACCGGACCCCACGAGCCAATGCCCACGAGGCCAAGAACGTCGGTAGCGACGCCGTTGATGTATCGGGTTTTCGGGGCCAGGACCTGCACGTACAGATCGGGAGCCGAGAGCGCCGCCGTATTGATACTGCCAGCCTGATAAATGGGCATTGGCTACTCCAAAAATACAAAAACCCGGCACTAGACCGGGTTCTCGTGGTGGTTGTGTGGGGTGACTACGCGGGCGAGCCTTCCACCGGCGTCTTGTGGACGTGGTGCGCGCACTCGCCGGCCAAAACCTCGGCAATCTCGCCGGGATCGGTGATTTGATGCCCGCGCTGAAAATCAGCGAACGGGTGAATGACGACCAAGATGAATTTCGGGTCAGCCATGGACTACTCCTGAATGGTTGTGATGGATTGCCCACTGTCTTGCGACGCGACATTGAGCACTGGCGCGATGACTTGTGGAGCCGAAACGCTCTGCGTCGTTGCGTAATCGACGGTGTATATCAGGTCGCGGCGGTAGAGCTTTTCCTTGCTGAGGTCAGTCTGGTTCGAGTGCGAATACAGCAAAATCCCGACCGACCCATCAGGGAACGCAATCCCGCTCGATGCCGATAGCGCAGAATCGAGCACGGATGCTGCCGTATCGCGCAGCGACGGGGTGGACGCCCAGACCGAGAGCTGGATCTGCTTCTCCTGCCGCTTCGTTTCCCTGATGGCCGTACCAACGGCACCGACCCGAGCAACGACAGAGTGTGCCCCAGGCAGCGTCAGCACCGTTCCCATACTGGAAGCTCCGGGCACTACTGACTGAGCCAGAACAGCAAGCGCTGCCGCAATGGTTGCCAGCGTATCGGAGGCCTGAACAGCGTAGACGGCACCGACCCCGTTGGCCAGCAGGTAAACGTTCTGGGGGACGCTCACGGCCCCGCCGATTGCGACGGTATTTCCGGAAACCGTTGCTGTCAGCGTCGCCCCCCCCGGATGGGTTACCTTGAGTTTCCTACCGATATGGCGGGTGGTCTTGCGCTCCGTGGGCAGAGGGAACACCGATACATGCAGCTTTCCCGCCCGGAGGTCATCCTCAAGCACTTTTGCCGCTGGCCAGCCCGAGTACACCTTTACCGGGGCACCACAGGCGCTCGGCGATGAGGTACCGCTTGGATATAAAATGGCCGCAGCACTTCCGACCAGCACGTTCAGAACATCGGAGATGTCGGCCATGTCACACCTGTGCTTGCATGGCGGTGATCCGCCAGCCCCTATCAGTCAACTCGGCGCTCGAAATGGTGTAGCGGCGTCCTATGTCATCGGCAATGATGTCCGATGTTCTCAACACGACGCCCGGCCATGCCGGCAGCAAGATAGCCCACCATGGCATTCGCACGTCGCCCGGCAGACCAGCACCAACCTCGCTTTTTTTGCCTTTCGTGCCCTGGAGGATGCTTGCAGGCCAGCCAGACATGAGCGTCTGCTCGGTCGCATCGGTGTCGGCACCGTAGTTCACTTGCCCCACCCCGCTGTCCATTGCCACGCGTAGAACAGACACAGTCCGGTTGCATTGCACGCAGTACGTCGGGAGAGTGTCCTGCATCGCCGCAACGAAGAACGTGCCTCCGTGGCCGACAAGGATGTCTCCCGGGTTGACGTTGCTTCCATCGAAGATGCCAAGCCACGCCGCCTGCCCGTATCTGTTGGGCAGGTTGAAGTTGAAATTCGTCGTGAATGAGCAGAGCAGCGACTGCACGGCCACGCCGGACAATGGATTCAGAGGGCCGGTCGCGCGGTACTGCTGGTAGAAATACCCCATGCGCTGCGCGGCCTTGCCATAGCCGGCGTTAATCTTGGCTTGGAGAGTGGCGCCGTCCATGTCAGACCACCAAGCTCAGACCGCCATCGCCTAATGCAGGCCCGGGCGCAATGCCGAGAAAGCCGCACAATCGGCGGCGCCAGCTGTCAAACAGTGCCTCGCGGTCGGCCTGCTCGCGCCGGTTGTGCTTCCATACGGCCGCCTCGTCGGTATCCAGATTCACCCGAGTGCCTACGATGTCGGCTTCCAACTGCTGCAGACTGGCCAGGTAGGCCGTGCGGATCACCGCCTCCTCACCCGCCTGCAGGCTGTCAAGCCGGGATTCCAGCGTGCCATCCTGGGCGAAGAAGCAGTCGCCGAACGCCTGCACAGGCTGGCCGCCGAATACCGGATAACCACAGAAGCGCCGGATGTCGGTCTTTTCCGTATCAGTGAAGGACATGGTTTACTCCAGATGCTCGAGGCATACACCGTTGGTCTTAAGCTCGGCGAGCACGTCAGGATCATTGGCAACGATCTGTCCGCGATACCACTGGCGGGCGAGCTCAGTGCCAGTCGGCGTCGGAATCCAGCAAGTGGCATCGGCCAAGATGCGTGCACGCGTCGGCGCTTGCAGGGAGTCTTCGGCACGACTTTCAGCTGCGATTGCCTGCGTCGGCAGTGGAACCGAGTCAGGATTCTGTTGCACAAGATCCGGCAGGGTCGGAACTGGGTTACGTTTTGCCATGGTTATTGTACCGGTGGGCCGGCTGCAGTCAGCGCGGCCAGCAGTTGCGGGGCAGCGTTGAACGGCTCGCCGTAGTTGAAGGTCAGAATCTGGACGGCATACGCAAAGTTGAAGGTCTGTGTTGGCGTTAACGCCGAGAGACCGTCCGCTTGTTCGGCGGCGATAAACCAGGCCACCGGGCAGTTGTGCAGAGCTGGGTAACAAACGCTACGCCCTTCGTGAAACGAAGCAGACGGCCACCGCAGGTCATCGAGAAACTAGCCGTCGGCGTCTTGGCCTGCCCGAAGTAGACAGCCGGCACATAAACAGCCGTGAGTTTGCTCACCACACACCCTGTGCGTCTGGCCCCAGGTCCCGGACATCCGGGGTTCCAAACGGGATTACACGTCTCTGTCGATGTGACCGGGGCGCGAACCCCGGCCCGTTGCTTAGGCGGTCTCCATCACCACGCCACGCTTCAAGAATGAGTGGCTGGGGTGAGACATCAGTCCTCTCCGACTAAAAAACACCCCGAATCGTCTGGGCAGCTTGGGGGTAGCGGTTCTACCGCATCAGTCCTTGCTCTCGCTCAGCGGGGGCTACTTAGATGCAGCAGCCGTCGAGCTGGACAAAGGCGGATCGCTCTCGATCTGTCGTATTTCATCCGTCGGATCGGCGATATCGTAGCTCGCGGCAAGGGACTTGATGCTGGTTTCGCGTGACAGCAGGCCGCCATCGCGCAGAGTGGTCAGCGTCTCGGCCTGCGTCTGCTTGTCGGTGTAGGTTGGCAGGTACCACTGCGGCCAGCGCAGGGCGAGGTCGTCATCCTGCGACAGCTCGCCCAGCGGGCGGCCCTTCTTGTCGACCAGCTTGAACGTTGTCGAGGCACGCACCGCCATGTTCAGAAGTTCGAGCAGCGCGCCTTCTCCGTAACTGATGCGCAACTTGTCGGCCAGCCAGATCAGCGCCTGGTTCATCAGCTCCATGGCACGGCCGGATTGTACGGAGCTGAGCTTGTCCGCGTTGGCGCGATTTGCACCGGCACCCTCGAGCGCGATCTCGCGCAGGGCCTTGACCCAGTCCATTACCGCATGTGCAGAGTCGCCACTGATCTCCAAAAGCTTGGCATCGCCCTCAACGCTAGTCACGATGACATTGGCAGCCCCTTTGACCATTGCTCCGGCTCCATGAGCCGGCTCCTTGATGTGCAATGTGGGGTCGGACTGATACTTGAGTGCGCGGCCCCCTTGCGACAGCAAGTAGTCGGCCTCGATCTGAGTGTCGATCGCCTCAACGGGAAAGGTCGACACACCATCGATGTCATCGCCGCCAGGTAGATTGCGAATCCAGACTACCGGCACAAAGCCAAGTCCGTGCGGAACGGTTCGATCGTCATCCTGTACGAACGAGGCACCATCCTTTGCTTCGCTAACCTTGAGGGGCAAGAACCAGTTTTCAGCCTTGGCATCCCATTCGCGCAGAAACCAGAAGTCAGCATCGATGTCGCCGTCTGCGATGGTGTAGCCCTGAGCTTTCAGTACACCGCCCTTGACTTTGTATTGCTCGGAGAGCTTCAGCAGCGTATCGGGGGCATCCGGGTCCCAGGTTGGCGTCCGGTACTGGCTTGGCAGAACCTGCCAGAAAACACGGTTCTTCAACACTTTCATCAACACCGCCACCGATCCCACCGAGCCGCGCGTCGCCGCGTCGATCATCACCTCGTTCAGGCCTGTTTCCTTGACCAGCTTGGCGAGCGCGTCGCGGGTTGGCTCATCCTTGCACTCCACGGCGGGGAAGTGTCCCCCGCTGAACAGCAGGCTGACAGAGTCATTGACCACCGTCTGGCAGATGCGTGTGCGTACCGACGGGCGGCGCTTGGCCAGCGGGATGTACTCGCCGGCGTTGTCATGCTCCTCGGCGAACGGGTGCCCGAGCATGTTGTACAGCGTGCCATCCAGTACGCGAGTAAGGGCCGCCAACTGTGCCGTGCGCTCCGGGTAGTCCGGATCGGCCGGGAAAGTGGCCTGCAGAGTATTGAAGTCCATAGCTTAGTGGCTCATGTGCGGCATATGCGCGCCGTGGGTTGCAATCGGTTTCACTACCAGCCAGCGCCACACCATGAAGTACCCGCCAGCGTCGTTCTGGTGGTCATGGTCAGTCTTTTGTCAGGCTAGCCGTTGTCGTCATAAGGCTGCAGTTCCAGGCTCCCGGTAAAGGCAGGACACAGCTCCGTGATCACCTTCAGCCGGCGCCCCCCTGGTCGTTCAGGCTCAGCGCGTTGACGCTGTTGATCCGGTCCTTTACTGGAGGATTGGCGCTCTTTGCCAGGATCTGAAAACCGGTCCCCTGCAGAATTCTCGAGTCAGCCTCGCTGGCACCTCCCGCCTTTGCGGGTCGTGGCCCCGTATTTCGGCATGGGCCCCCTCTCCATGGGGTTTGTTTTCGAAATGATGACTGGAACAAACAGAAAGCCGCCCGAAGGCGGCTCTTAATTGGCAGCGGAACCCCTTGTTTGTAGGGATTCATCAGCGCCCCCTGATTGCCATGGCTGCCCATGCCCTAAACTCAATCAAAGGTGCCCATGGATCGTGCCCATCATCCGACGGGAATAAGCGCTTGGTCTGCCCATGAGGCTGTCGCCTCCTCGGCGGAGATCTCTGCAGTCGAAAAACAAAAGCCACCCGGTTTGGGTGGCTTGCATTTGGCGGCTAAATCAAGCGGGTCAGTACTTGATGAAGAAGTTGATCGCCAGGTTCTTCATCCGGGTCTCGCCGGCCCCCGAATACACACCGGAAGCAGTGATATCGGCCGTGTGGCTGTTGACACTAATCCCGGATTTGGAACTCCCCGTACTCGCGAGATATTGATTCGAAGACGAGTTGTACGTGGGAGTGGCTTGATTGGTGCCACCCCCCGCGTTGTAGATGCTCTCGGTATGGCTATGCCCGGGATCGCTGATACCGTGACTGTGCCCCGGGTCCGAGATGCTAACGGGTACCGTGTGCGAAGCGATTGCATCCGCCTGGTACGATCCAAGCGTTCGGCCAGAGTCCAGGCCGCGACCGCCATCCAGACCACGCAAGGCCACACCACGCGCATCGGGCAGGTTGAAGCTCGTCGAGCCGTCACCACTGCCATAGATGGAGCCGATCGCCGCAAAGAGGGTGGCGTAGGCAGTGCGAGAGACGGCGGAGCCATCGCACAGCAAGTAGCCATCCGGAGCCGCCGCACAGGCGCTGCTGATGATCGAACCGACAGGAACCGCACCGGTGATGGCGGCGATGGCGGCTTTCAGCTGCTCCAGGCTAACGGCCTGGTTGTTCTCGGTCGCGTCAGCAACGCTGAACTGTTGGCTGGCATTGCCACTTGCCACGGCCAGGGCCTGGCCAAGCGGGCACAGGGCCACCCAGGCGGTATTGTCGGCACTGCGCTGCTTGAGCAGAGCGTTACCGGTGTCGGCCCAGAAGGCGTACGCGCCGGGGCCCGCACCCGGGTCGGTCGCACCTGCGCTCAGGGTGGAAATCGCTGCGAGGGCAGCATCCACGTCTTTTTTGAGGGCGATGTCGGTTTGCGGCAAAACAATCGATGCTTGGGACATGTGTTCTTTCATGAAAAAAGGCCGCACAAGCGACCGGATGGCACCGGAGGAAATACTCTCAGGCACGAAATATTGACGCCCAGTGTGGCTACACTCTGACGAACTCGGGAATACGGTGGCGCGGCAACACGACGCAATCGTCGGGTTTCATGCCCCGGCCAAGATAGTCGAAGCGGATGGTGCGGTCGCCGATCTTGCCGACCTCGGCCGCTCGGCCAGATGCCATCAGAACGTGCTGGCCCTCACGTAGCCACACAGCGTCCTCGACGGGTTTGCAGTGCTCCATGTGCATGGCAGGCTCCAGAAACGCAAAAGCCCCGGCATGTGCCGAGGCTAGGAAGGTGAACACTCGCGCCCAACCGGGCCGAGCAAAAATGCATTGAGATGCTAAAATTTAGCCATCCGAAACAGGGGGTAGCCTAAGAAACATCGAAGCACCAACTGTAAAAAGCGCAAAAGCCCGAACTCTGGACGAGAATCGGGCTTCTGCAGAACATAATACTTTCACTAATCCAAAATTGCAAGCACTACGCTGAAACCTTTGCTCGATGGGCGTTTCGACGGCTGTGAAAATCCAACAAATCCAAAACCTGAACTTCGACCACCGACAGCCCGTTCCAGTAGTGCCGATCGAGCGTCCTGATCGTCTCTTGCCAATAATTCGACACCGACTGCTGCGACCGCATGTAGGTCTCCCCGATATCTTTCTGGCTGCGCACGAGCCCCTTCTCGGTCGCCCACCCTCGCGCCATCTCTCGGCGCAGGCCGGTCGGCCAGGTATGAGGGAGCGCCTTCGCCGCGGCATTGATGGCGCGCGGATCTCTGGTCATGATCGCGGCAATGGCGGAATACTCGAGTTCAGGGAGCCGGCCGATCTTCGCCAGAATATCGACGGCCATGTCCTTCTGCTCGGCCGGGCTTAGCTCGCTGACGCCACCCGGGATCTGCTCGGCGAACCGCTGTACCTTCACCGGTATCGCTTCGCTCATCTGAAAACACCACCCAACCAACGACCGTACTGTCGAAAAATGCATGCCCTACCCCCTTTTCTGCCTTGCCATTGCGCCGCGAAGAGCACCTGTTGCCGTTTATCCGAGTCCAGAGGGGGGATGCCCCCCTCGCCTCACCGTCCGGCTCCATGACCTCGCCGCCATTTTGTTTGATCATCTTGTCCTCGCCGAAGGCCAGCCCCTCAGCGCGTCGTTCAACACCGTCCTGGCATTGTCCGGGGCGATGCACGGCACCGAATCCCAGCCCCCGTCCGGGGCCTTCGCTGCGCAAATAGCGGGATGCCACCCCGAACGCGCCCGGGGACGAGGCTACGAACCCCGCGCTGCTGACCGGGTTTTACCACCTGCTTTTTGTAATCCTCGGCTTCATCGTCGACAGTGACGATGGCGCGCTTATGTCCGCGGGGACCGAAGCTTCGCCAGTCGCAGCGGTTTGCGCTGATCGGGTACGGCAGCATGATGGTCACAGGCTGCTTCATTTCAGCCCCCCCAGATCGAAATCGCCAGCGGCATGCCGAATACCAACAAGGCGATGATCACCAACGCCGCCCGCTTCACTGCTCGGCCTGCTCGAGTCGTGCTCATGCGGCATCCCCTCGTTGTTCTACCGTCAGGTACTTCGTCATGTGCTTCGGCAACTCGCCAATGCTGTGCAGGTAGCGCGCCGTCATCTGACGTGGCCACAGCCCACCGGGATACGTTCCTTGTGCGATCTGCTCGGCGATGAGCAGTTCGCGTTCGCGGTGCGAGATCGATCCACCATTGCACAAGCGCCTGTCAGTCAGTTCGGCCAGACGCCTGGATGCTTCGGCGCGACTCAAAATCGGCGCTGGGATCGCCTTCAGCCCCGGGATGGCTTGGGAGGCATACTCGCGATCAGGGCCGCAGCACGCGGCGATGAACTCGTCGCAGGACGGCGGATGCTTGTAGCGCGCGGCGATACCGTGCTTGATGTCGGTCGGGGTCAGGTCCTTGAGGGTCTCGACCCACACGTCCATGGCTTCCAACAGCCCAACGTCGTAGCCCTCGAACGGAAGGCCTTTAGGGACAAATTCACCGGTCTGGAACTTGGCAATGAACGGGGAGCCAAAGCGGCCGCGCATGATACGGAAGATTTCACCGACTACCTTGCGATCAACGGATGGCATGCTGCTCTCCTTCGCCTGCTGTGAGATATTGCGCCCCGACCCCGAGCGTTCTTGCTGCGGACTGCCGCTGATCTTCGCGACGGTTTCCGTAGACGGTAGCCGCCTTGACCTTCGCATCGGTCACGCGGTTGCGGTCCGAGTTGTACTGGTGCTGGTCGAGCAGCCACTTGCGGAACTGGGCCTGCCAAGCAGAGGCATCGGCACGAGTCTCGGATCGGGCCTGGTAGTGGGCAGTGAAGCGCTGCGCTTCGAGGTCAACAGCGAGGTTCAGCTCCCCGGCCTTGAGCACCGCAATGCGATCAGGTTCGAAGTCGGGTGGAATGGGTGTGCCGACTTGCGCACCACGCGCACCACTCACGAATAAACCGTAAGGTTTATGAGTATCTGGCTCTGGCTGTGGCGAGCTTTCGTCCTGGGTTTCTGCTGGGTTTTCTCCGGGTTCCTGTTTGGTTCCGTTTTCAAAACCCGGTGGGTTTTCATCCGGTTCCTGCTTGGGTTCCTGTTTGGTTTTTTTAGGACGCCCGCCGCGCTTGCCGTTCTCTCTGGCGATATCGATTCGGGACAGGTCGTCACGTATCTGCTCGTCGGCTCGCGTGTTATGGCGCAGCCCATCCTCGCCGATGAGGAAATACTGCTCGGCGACCGAAACCACGGCTTGCTGTTCCTCCGGGGAGAACGCACGGCAAATCCGGTACAGGGCAACGACGTCGCTGGGCAGCCCCTTTTCGGTCGCGTAGTAGTAGTCCAGCAGCAGCGAGTAGGCGCCGTGTTCAGCAAGCGACAGGTGCGCGGTACCGCGCGCGTAGTCACCCATAAATCGCTTGTAGAAATTCATGCAAAAACCTCCCGCACCCATTGATTTTGCTGGGTGGCATGGTCATACTCGAACTACCTTCTGAAGGTAGAGCCGCTTGGTGTGTCAGCACCTTATGCGGCTCGTTTCGCATCTGCTCTACCCCCTCCTCCACACTCCCCCGTCCCGGATCGCGTGCACTCGCAATTCGCTTCAGCCTTGCACAGGGTCGCCATAGCATTCAGGCACTTCGGGCTGACGAAGACGAACCTAAGCGCAGCGATGGCCGCATCCAGCTTGTCGGCGACAAGGCCCACTCGGCCGGACAGATAGCGGCTGACCAGGCTGTTGTCCCAGCCGAGCGCGGCCATGATCCGATGCTTGTCCCGCGGATCAGTCGATGCCGATTGCAGCGCATGCGCTACGGACGGCGAAATTCGCGTGTCCATGTTCATCTCCTATCAAAAAACGTCGAGTGCGCTTGCACGCTCCAGCGAATAGGCTTCATCACGCCGCCTCCCGGCCCAACTCCGGCCACAGCTTTTGCCAGTCGTCGCGAAGATCTTTACGGGTCACGGTTTGGTGGGACTCGCGCTCGATGGCAACGCACAACGTTCCACCGAAGCGTTGTCCGGTACTGAGAGCCTTGCGCATGTAACCGACCGTGGTTCCGCAGCGCTGGGCAAAGGCAACTTGGTCGTCAGGCACCATCCCATTCAGGTATTGTCGGAGGTTCATAGCTAGCTTCCTGGTTATGTACGCCACGACTTTACTAAACGGTAATGCAAAAAGCAACACTGTTTGGTGTTTTACCTTTTGGTAACTTTTTGAGATCCTTCCAAAATGGATACAGTTCAGAACCGAAGAGCGCGCCTGAGAGAGTGGATTGACCTCAAGTGCGACGGCAGCCAGGCAAGATTTGTCTCCCTCACAGGGATCAACCAGGGCGAGCTATCTGGCTTGCTGAAGTCGAAGTCCTTTGGGGAGAAGAAGGCGCGCGCGCTCGAGGCGCAGGCAGGAATGCCCCGCATGTTCCTTGACCAGCTTGAGACACCACGGAGTGCCGCTGACCTCGGCCCTGCCATTCAAACCCCATTGCGCCCGGTGGTGGTGCTCGGTGAAGAGGATGAAGTCCCGGACGATGTGATCGCTATTCCCCGCTACACGGTAAGGGCATCAGCGGGCTACGGTGCTCCGGTGCTCGATGTGGACGTCAAAGGGACGCCGAATTTCTGCAGAGCCGCCTGGGCGCAGCGCAACGGATACAAGCCTGGGCAGCTGTTCAGCATCGTCACGATCGGCGACAGCATGGAGCCAACGATCCCCGAGGGAGCGAGCCTGATCGTCCACCGTCAGGAAGAGATCGTAAACGGCAAGATCCACATCATCTGCCGTGGCAATGAGTGCTTCGTGAAACGCCTGTACAAGCAGCTGGATGGATCGGTTCTGATCCACTCGGACAACGAGAAGCTGTACAAGGACATGGAGGCACGGCCAGGCGACCCGGATGTGTTGCACGTAGTGGGGCTGGTTGTGTCGATGAGTGCTAATTTGTAAGAACAGGGCCCGCACGACGCAGGCTTTTTTGCGACACATGGAATGACAAATGGAATTTCATGAGGCAGCGATGGGCCGCGCCTGAGGCGAAAGAAACATCGTCACCAGTAGCCGACGCCAGCCAACTATCGTCTTCAGACAAGGCAGATACCCCGTGATCAAAGGCAGGGAGACCGGCAAGGGGCTATCCGAGGATATGAAGCACATTGGCGGCCTTATGACAACACACGAGGCGTTCAGGCGGCTGCAAAAGGCCCAGACAGTGCAGGCGATGAAGTTCCAACAACTTGCCAAATATCAGCAGATTGCCGAGGAAATCAAAGGTACGGCGATGAATACCCAGATCGGCTTTGGACCCGCAGACGGTCCCAAGGCGGACATCTACAAAGAAGCGGACGAGTTCTGCGCAAAGCAAGGCAAGTCCGTCGAGACCATCACCCTGCAAACGGAAGACTCTGGATTCGGCAAACCAGCCAGCGCCTCATTGCAGTTCCGCTGCAAGTAGCGGACGCCCCCCACCTCCCAGCCCGCATTCGCGGGCATTTTTGCGTCCACGCAACAGCTAGCATCCCTTTCACAACGCGGTTTTCATTTCCATTCAGTAAACAAATCGAAAAATAATTCACCATATAGTATTGATTAAAAAATACTGTTTAGTAATAATAGTTCCATCAGCCCAGCACACCGGGCAGCGATCTCCGACAACCGACAGCAGGACACCAGGCGGCAAAGACAACTAGCCTCGCTGGTGGCGTCACGGAAGCACCGGACGCAAAAAACGCCCCTTGGGAACAGGGGGCACATGGATGGCGACTGGTCCGACTAAGCGGCATCAGCTGGTACCGGCTGACGTAACGGCAGCGAAAGTGGCGGTCAGCGGGGCAAGGCAAGGCTGCACCTCGGAATACCCTGTCAGCAGCCATCCATGTGATCAACCAGCACCATGCCCGGTACGAAGCCCGGGCCGCCTCCTACGGAGACTTCCGGGGGCTGCGTTCGCTCCCGCTGGTTCGAAGAGCGCAGCAGCAGTCGGCAGCCCTCGGGCAGTCTGATGCCGGACGGGTGCCCCATCCATCCGGAAGCACATTCCAGCGACTGCGCTTCCGGGGGCATTCCACGACCAGACGCCCGGCCAAGGCGTCGTTTAACCGACGGCTTCGCAGCAATCCGCTTGCCCCGCCCTGTGCGGGGCTTCTTTCTTCTGGAGTCCAGCATGTTGAAACCCTATCTGGTGACCGTCGCCTATCCGGACGGTCGGCGCGTGCGCATCGCCGCGCTCGCAGACAGTTCCGCCGGCGCGTGCATCAACGTGCTGGACGGCCTCAATAACCCGCGCGTCGGCATCGGCGCCGCACCGGTCGGGAGGCACGATGTTCAAGTTGCTTAAGGCTGTTCTGTACAGCGCCGCAGCTGCTTGCGGCGGCATGTTCTTCATCATATCGGTGTGGGTGATCGCCGATCTGTTCGGGGTGTACTGACATGCCCCACCACTCACACATCGCACTCGCCGCAGAGCAGCGGCCGACGCGCAGTAAAACCGAAACTGAGCTGCGGTTGGCGTTCGATGGCGACTACCAGCCGCGCGAGCACGCAATCATCGACGACCAGACGGGCGGGTTCAAGCCCGGCAGCCTGGAAGGTTTCGAGGTGACGATGGAAGACGAACCCGTCTGCCGTGCCAGGAAGACTCACCTGGTTAAAGAGACCCTCGGCGACGAAGCACAGCTGATCGATGCGGCAATCCAGTCATCGGGGTCGATCAAGGGAAGATTTCACTACGAGTGCCAAGGCAAAGGCGCGGCAATGCAATGCCGCGTTGCTGCCGTGCTACGTGGCGAGAAGGAAATCATGTGGGATGTGTGGTTGAGCGCGAACTCGGTCACCACCAAGAACTCGTCGCTCTGGAAAACGAACCCCAAGCAGCAGCTCGGCTATCAGCAGGTGAAGAACGGGGCTCGCCTGTACTGCCCTGGCTCCCTGCTCGGCGTCTACTCCCCTCGAAAAGCTGGCAGAGCGTCCAGCCGAACACGACGTTACCCCACAGGGCGAATATCAAGAACCGACCGCAACCGCGCCGGCATCTCGAACCGCGGCATTCAAGAGCAAGTCAAGCGCCAAGGCTCCGCCAGCCTCCAGCCGCGCGCCGGAGCTGCCGGGAGCAGGTGATAGTTCTGATCGCCGCCGCCGGCAACGGCGCAGAGCGGCAAGCGGCGAAGGCGGCCGTACCGCAGACCGGAGAGGAACACGATGACCCCCATCATCTCGGTGGCACATCAATACATGCCGGGACAATACACAGAAACTGGCCGGCCCGATCATGGCGTGGTTCGAGTTCAAAGAGTGGCGGAAACGCCGGAAGAGGAGGAAGTGATATGTGGCCGTTGAAATACGTCCTGATCCAGCGGTTCTGCGAACTGACGGGCTACACTGACAGGGCTGTTCGCAGCAAGATCCACGAGGGGGTCTGGGTCGAAGGTGTCCACTACCGCCGATCTGTCGACCGTCACATTCAAATCAACCTGGAGGAATACGAAAAGTGGGTAGAGGGACAAAAATACAGTACACAGGCGTCGTCGCCCGCGAAAGCAGCGTGAGGATATGGTTCATGTGGAAGGGGAAGCGGCATTGGGAAACGCTGAAAATGCAGCCTACGCCGCCCAATCTGAAGCATGCCAGCCGGCTGCGCGAGGACATTTGCGCGCACATCGCCATCGGGGCTTTCGACTACGGGAAGTTCTTCCCCGACAGCGACGAAGCGCGCGCCGCGGCGGACGCCGATGCCGGGCCAACGTTCAGGGAGCAGGCGCAGAAGTGGCTCGCAACCATTTCTCACCTGGCTGATTCAACGCGGAACGACTACCGGCGCCGGCTCGAGCGGCACATCTACCCGGTGATCGGCGACAAGCGCGTGCGGCACATCGTCTACGGTGACTTGGCTGCCCTGCTCGGGAACATCGAGTGGGGCAGCATGAAGAGCCGGAACAACACGGCGACGGTGATCCGTCAGCCGTTCGACCTGGCCTTTCTCGACGGCCTGATCGAGACGAACCCGGCCGCACGCATCCGCAACATGAAATCGCAGAAGGAGCCGCCCGACCCGTTCAGCCTGGAAGAGATCAACGCCATCGTCGACACGATGAAGAAGCTTGATCCGGCCTACGCCAACTACTTCGAGTTCGCATTCTTCACGGGATTGCGGACGTCTGAGCTGCTGGCGCTGCGCTGGGAGGACATCGACTGGAACATGGGCCTTGTTCGCGTGAGCCGCGCCAAGGTCGACACCATAGAGAAAGGAACGAAGACATCGCGGGTGCGCGACGTCGAACTGAACAGCCGGGCACTGGAGGCGCTCGCCCGGCAAAAGCCGCTGTCCCTGCTGGCAGGCAAGGAGGTATTCATCAACCCGAATACGGGCAAGAGCATTCACACCCTGAACATTGTCCATCCGCCGTGGCGGCGCACGATCAAGGCATGCGGGATACGCTACCGCAACCCCTACCAGGCGCGCCACACATTCGCCACGCTGAACCTGATGGCCGGGGCAAACCCGATGTGGGTCAGCCGGCAAATGGGGCACACGTCGATGAAGATGTTGCTGGAAGTCTACAGCCGCTGGATCGATATGGCGGACCGATCAAGGGAGAAAAACAAGCTCGAAACCCTGCTTTCTGTGCCAACTGTGTGCCAACGCAAAACGGCGCAGTCCGAAGACCGCGCCGTTATTGGCTAA